TTTGCTCATGATTTGTTTTCCTTTCTCGCCCTAGTTGCTGGCGAGGGGAGCGACCATGAAGTGCCGGTTACGACTACGCGGGCAAAGCTGCGCGTAGGTGTTGATCGGCATGACATGGGTGGTGGGCTGCTCAAGGTCAGTCATGACACCGAGCGAGGTGAAGTAGCGGTCGGTGTGGAACACCGGACGCAGGTACTGCGGCTGGATGCCGTAGTAGCGAGGGCCAGTGATGGTCGCTGCCGCTTCAGTAGCGAGAGCCGTACCACCAAGGTTGTAGAGCGCAGCAGTATCAAGCTGAGCCGTGTAAACGATGGGGGCACCAGCGTAGGTCGGGTTGAAGAACGGATCCTTCATGTCAACCCAGGTGTCTTTCGACTCCCGGTAGAGGAACATGAGCTTCGTCTTGCCCTCCAGCGAGCACGCGATGAACGGGCCGGGCTTCTGCTGCGCCTGCGGGTTCTCGTAGTACTCTTGGAACATCGGGGGCGGTCGGAAGTCAACAGCGTGGAAGGCGATGTCGAGAGCGTGGATCACGTTCTCAAGGCTAGCTGTGGTGAAGCCAGCGCCACCAGTACCGTAGTGAACCAGCGTGTTGGCCCACTTACCACCAGACGAGGCGGCATCAGGATCGATGCCAGCCACGTTGCCAGACCATGCCGTAGAGGCTGCCATCAGCGGGTGCGATCCAGTCTGGACGATCTGGGATGCAGCCGCCGCGCTAGCGCCAGCGGTGTGGGGATCGTTCTGAGTGATGAACGTCGGGATGGAGTACATCTCCGAGCCCGTGCCACTGACTTCCATCGCCGTGCTGTCCGGCACCGCCCACAGGATCTCCTCCCAGTAGTTCATCTGGTCGGTGTAGACCTGCTGCTGCTTGCGCCAGTAGAGGTCTTTGTAGGCTTGGAACTTCGCCTCACGCGACATCGTGCCGCCAGCGTTGAGGATGATCTCCTCGTCAGTCCAAACCATGTCCGTCAGGAAGAAGCGCCAGTCAGCACTCCAGGTCGTGCCGGTCTGCGTGTTGTCATACGTCTGCTTCTCGTTGGGCTTGTACGAGCGCGAACGCCGGACAGCCTGGAGGTAGACGTAATCATTGATCGTTGCGCCGCCTTGCAGCACATCGCTCATGCCTTGCCCCCTGAGCATGTAGCCCAGGGTGCCGTAGTTGGTCTTCTGGGCGTCGTTGACGACATCCTTCGGACCAGTGAGGTAAGTGGGCCCCGTGATGTCCACGAACTCCGTGAACAAGTTGAGGCTAGTTCCGCCAGCCATGTTGACCTCCTATTGGGTCATCATCCCCAGGCAAGCTGCCGCGCCTCATCAGGCGATCTGCCATCCAACAGCGCATTCAGGCCGATGTCCGTGCGATCCTCATGTGATAGCTCGCGCTCCACAGGATCGGGACTCGTCTGAGCGCTGGTGGTAGGCACTCCAGCAGTCTTCTTGAGGGCAGTTTCGTGATGAGATGCCACTTGCTCAGGCGTCATGCCCGCGACCTCAGCAAACCTCAGCGAGAGTACAGCGTCCTCCATCAAGCGGCCCGCAGCGTCAGCGTTGGATTCTCCCGCCTGGGGTCGGTACGCCTCGTCTTTGCTAAGCGCTGACATGCGCGATGCAACACGACCGAACTTCTGGTCATCTTTGATCTCGGGGAAACGATCACCGAGTTCTTGACGCCTCTGCTCCATCAAACCCATGCCCTGCTTCTGACGATCATTCCTGATCTCAGCCGCAAGCTCGCGCAGTTCTTTCAACTCCGCTTGCATAGGTGCAATGACAGCTTCAACGTCTGCCACCCCCTCCTCACCGAGACTATCGACCAGCCCATCCAGCTTTTGACGCAGGCTGACGGGCTGCTCCTCTGCCTTGGCAGGGGAGTCCGCAGGCTGCTCAGAGTTCTGAGTGCGCTTGTCGAGTTCGTTGAGGCGACGGTAGACATCATCATCGTTGGAGAGTGCATCAGCACGCCTGAGGCCACGCGAGAGCGTGTCTTCCGGCGTCATGGTGGCAATCTCGTCCGATGTAAAACCACTTCGCTCAAGGGCTGTCCTCGCACGGTTCATGCGGGGATCCTCACTGGAACTAGCATTGTCAACCGCAGCAGGCTGCTCTGCCGGGGCAGAGTCTGCTACGGGTGTTTCGGGTGCCTTGGGAGCAGCCTCAGCGGGCGCTTCACCAAAGGTCTTGTCAAACAGGGCCGTGAGGTTGGCATCAGCATCAATCCTGGCCTGCTGTGCCTTCTCGTCATTGCTGCCAAGGGGGCCAGCAGTCGGGGCAAACGCACCAGGACCAGCGCTAGGAGCGTCTTTGGGACCCTCTTTGCGCCCAGAGCCAATCACCTGCGTCGGACCTGGCTTCGCTTGACCCGTGTTTTCTAGGGTGGCGACGGTCATCTTGGGCAGGAACTTGCCGGTGCCGGGGTCCTTGTGCTTGTTAGCCATGTGCTCTTTCTAATGGTCGCTTGAGCCTATTGCAACGATTTAGCCTTCAGAGTGCTTGAAGGTAGATCGCGCCTCGAATTCTCGAATGTCCTTGGAGCCCTCAAAGTAGGGCTTCCCCTCGGGCGTAAACTTGTTCCAGACGGTCTCAATGCCGCTTCCGTGGCGAGGCAGGGAGTCTGAGACATGCCTATCGTCAATGACCCTGGCCTCGGTGCCACCACTAATGATGCGTTGGCAGCGGTGGCCCTGAATGTCGATCCATTCGCCATCAGCCACTGGTGCGGCAGCCATCGGATACCACTCTTGCAGGATCACGCCATCAGCAGTCTCGAACTCGTAAGTCGGCATCAGACCTGTCTCGCCTTCTCGTAGTCCCACTGGCAGGAGACGCACGCTGAGTAAGAGCCCTGCCAGACATGGGCTTCATGGTGCTCGTAGCAGACGCACTTGTTGGGGTCAACGTGGTCGCCGGTCAGACGCCGCTCCCTGGCAAGCTCGTCGTACTCGTCAGACATCACCTTGTACTTCAATTCGTCACCTGTGCGAACGGTTGGCCCTTACGGGTGCTGACATCACCGGCTAGGCGCGGCTTGCCTTGAGGGGAGCCCTGTTGCGCCATAGCAGCGGGATCAGCCTGCATCGCCTGTGCTGCGATCTGCATAGCCATCGGCTTGTTGACGATGTTGCCAAAGCCGGGCCAGTTCATCGCGTCACCGATGCGATTGAGGATCGCTTCCCAATCCATCCACGGAACTTGTACCACCAGCGGTGCCACCTGGGCGGCGATCTGGAAACCCTGCATGGCGCGTTGCTGCAACATGGGGTCGTCAGAGCGCATCATCGAGTAGGGCTCGATCTCAAGTTCCAAGAGATCAAAGCTGTCGATCCCAGGGCCACCCTCTAGCGGAGGCAGCGACTCTTCAGGGATGTCCTCGCCGGGGAACTCTGTCTTGATGCGATCCCTGGTGCCCTGTGGGTTGACCGACTCACCACCGACGTAAATAGCATCACCCCCTCCCGTGGCTTCCTGCCCGGCCTGACCGAGATAGATCACCGTGCGGTCGTCTGCAAACAGATACCACAGCACCGTCTTCAGCATCTGCGCTACGCCGTCGATCTGGAACTTCGACTGGAGGTAGGAGGTCTTGATGTCGAAGGCTTGGTTGGAGATGACATCAGCGGTGGCGCTGACATTGGCATCAGGGTTGCCCTGGAGTGCGCTTGAGAGCGCAACAGCACGGTCTCTGCGGTCTCGCTGGATTGCTTCGCCCTTGAGTGCTGTCTCTGTAGGGCCACGACCCAACTCAACCTCTTTGATGCCATCCCTGACGGACCCCATCTTGGCTGGCACGACAGATCCATCCGGCACCTCTTCAACCTTCTCTTGGATGTCCGGGTCGAGGTCATCAACGAAAGTCACCGTCTTACGGCGTTCAATGGCTGCGATGTTTGCCTCAGCCACCCGGTTCAGCCCCAGATGCTGCCCGTAGGTAGCAGGCAGCACGGCTAGGGGGTGTTGTTTGTCAGGAACGCAGTAGGGCTTGAAGAAGCTGTACGGCCCCCAGCGTGGTCCATAGAAGGGCTCCGGCTTGTGGATGTCATCGACATCGCTGAGCGTCACCCACACCAGCGAGCCGTTGAAGCCATTGTCGGGGCCGTCGCTGTCCTCAAGTTCCAGTTCAGGGACCCAGCAAACGTAGTAGGTGATGGAGTTGCGCTCAGGCGCGTTCTGCACATCATCATCAGTGACGATTTCGCTTTTGCCCTCACCGTGATTGACCATCGAGATGGCCTTGATGTTCCAGGGCTCCTCCCTGCCCTCAGCCTTGGCAACCCTATTAGCAGCCTTAGCCTCGTTCAGCAGGTCATCCTTGTCCACCGTGACAGGGTGCCCCATCCAGCGTGCTGATCTGAACGTCTTGGCCCTAGCGTCACAGACGAACTCTTTTGGGCTGATGCGTTCGCAGCGCGGGCGATGCGGAGGATCATCAACATCCTGCCCCTTGCGCCGATAGCCTGCCACTGGCATCTGCCGCGTCACCACCACGCCAAAGGCAAACTGGAAGTCGGTGGCAATCTCGTCCAGCAACTCACGCGGGTTGGTGTCCTTGATCCAGCGGTTGATCGCCATTTCCAGCGCTACCACCGTGTCACCCTGGTACTCAGGGCGACTGCTACCGAGCTTCACCCTGGGGTTCTGGAAGACGTATTTCGGGTTGACGCTGGAGATGACCTCGTAGGCGGTGTTCTCGGCCTCGAAGGGAGCGCCGCCGTCGTCATAGGCGGGACCGTGATATCCACGGACCATATCGTCCCATGAGCCGGTACGAGCGTCTCGTAGCCGCTTTGCAGCCTCGATCTCAGCCCGCATGTTGCCATGTGAGGTGTTTAGCACCATCAGCGCCCCCTTAAACCGTGACTAGGACTTCTTGCCGTAGCGCTGCATGTGAGCGCCAGGGCTGTAGTACTTGCCCTTGCCAGTCATGCTGCCAGCGCCAGGGGCTTGAAGGGTCTTGCCCTTGCTGCCACAGGGCTTGGTAGCCGCTTTGGCACTCTTCGGCATCCCATGAACACGCTTGCCACCAACGCCGTTGCCTTCATTTCCCATCATCTGCGATACCTCGATTTGTTCCAGGTGAAGTCAGGGGTTGTGTTGGCATCGACCAACTGACCCTGCTGCCATCGACTCCCCCTATACACCCTATTTGAACTTTGTCCAAGAACTTCTGCGTGACCCAGTAGCACGCCAAGGCTCTTGGGACCCCAAGATGCCACCTCACGGCTGACAGAGGGCATCTTTTCATGGTCCCTGCGCCAAGAGGCCATATAGCGAATGCAGTCGCAGCCGTGGTCATCCTTCTTGATGGGCTCCTCAATGACAGGCTTGCCACCCTCGTTTGAGGGGTAGCAATAGCCGGGGATCTCTTCAGCGGTGCAGGTCGGCAGGGACTTGTCCAGGAGGTCAGGGTCTTTGCCATGCCGCAGGATGTCCCTGACGATGTACATGCCCCTGGTGCCATCGACCCTGGGTGCCATCTTGAGCCTGACCTCGCCAATGCCTGCCTTTTCCTTCTGTCCCTTGCTGCCTCTAGGGGTCTTATCGGCGTAGCGTGCCATTGGCAGGCCATCTAGCCCTTGCCGCCTGAGTTCAAGGTTCAGCCCGTCTCTGAAGGCAGGGTCATGGTCAGTGATGATGGCTTCCAGCGGGAACTCCGCAGCAAACTCCATCCAGACCTCTTCGACCCACCAGTTGTTGTCACGCTTGGTCTGATAGACCTCAGCCACCATGTAGGCCCTATCAGCCTCATCGAACCCCCAGACCTGCGCTACCCCAGGCGCTGCATAGCCACAGTCCTGCACGCCAACGAAGTTGACCAGCCTGACAGCGTGTGGGTTGCCCTCGTCATCGCGCCAGTCCTTGACGAACAGCACATAGCCATCATCGGTCATGACAAGCTCGGCTGCGATATGCTGCTCTTCAGCGTTCCACACATCCCAGACGAGTCCTTCAGCGGCGACCCACTTGCCATAAAACAGGCGCTGTAGGCGGTGCGCTGTGAAGGTACGCCTAGCGTCGATGAGGAACTGCCTGCCCTTGTCGGTCCAGTCCTTCTTCTCGTAGTCGTAGAGCATCGGGTTGTCATAGAACCTGCTGACAAGCCGCTTCATACGGGGCTTACCGCCCTGCATCTGCTCGCACCGCTGGTTGATCCAGTGGAACTCGCCTTCGGGGTTGCAGTCACCAAACAGGATCTTGCAGGGGAAGCTGCTCTCGCGCCCGAACTTGGCACGGATGAGGCTCTCCCACTCCTCCAGCGACAGTTCCTGCGCCTCGTTGACGTAGATCCAGTCGTAGTTGGTGGAGAACAGCCGCGTAGGGTGATCCATGCCCCCCAGCACGATCTCCCCACCGAGGCTCTTGTGCTTGTAGCGCCTGCGGTTCTCGCCAGTGCCACCTACCTGTAGCGCTGGGTGGTCAGACCCAAGCACTTGGTTCTCGTAGATGTCCTGCCAAGCATCGGTCAGCGAGACCTTGGTTTTGCGCAGCACCAGCCCCTTGCTGTCAGGGTACTCAGCCTGAACGTGCTTGGCCCACTCAGCGATGAGCCTGGACTTGCCACCCTTGGTAACGCCCTCAAGGATAGCCTCAGCAGGTGCCTTCTCAGGGTGCTTCAGCCAATCGAATAGCTGCAAGCCCTCCCCGTGGAGTTCAACTTGTCCTGCCACGGTCGAGCAACGCTTGAATCATCTTAGAGACGACGGGCCCTTTTTTCCTGTAGTTGCTGGCATTGCTAGAACTAATGCCCCAGAGTTTCCGCTGACGCGCTCTATACGCAGCAGCCTGCCGTGCAGTCGATTTCCTGCCAGCAACGGTCTTGCGGCGAACAGCGTCATCCTTTGCCGCTTTCTTCCATGCTGCGCTCTGTGCGGCAGTTGGCTTCCTAGCAGCAGCCAGAGCACGGTACTTGTTCTCTTGCTTGACATGGGCCTGTGCAGCCCTCTTCAGCTTCCCGTTCGTCCCTGAGGTGGAGAGCGTGCGGATAGCCCTGCTCCGCTCCTTCGCGCTGGTCTTGCGGTTCTCGATGATGCTGATCGCCTTGGCGGTGAGTTTCGCAGCCGCTGCCTTGCGCTGAGTTGCTGTCTGCCGAGGCCGAGTTGCTGCCCGCGCCTTGACCGCCGCCGCCACCCTGCTCTTGGCAACCCCTGCCTTGCGCTGAACTGCTGTCTGCCCAAACGAGCCCACAGAACTCTTGCGCTTCTTCGCAGCCTTGACCGCCGCCGCCAGCCTGCTCTTTGCAGCCCCCATCAGCGCCCCCTCTGGATCGCCTTGGCCCGCCTGCGAACGCTGGTGACGCTGCTACCTGCCTTGATGGCGCGACGGGCACGCTTACGCAGGCCCTTCTTGCTCTTCGGACGAGCGGTGTCACGCAGCAGCCCCAACTTGCTGTCCCTGACAGACCTGTGCGCAGCCTTCTTCCTAGCGCCACGCCCAGCAGTCTTGCCAAGTTTCGTGGCACCACTGCGAACGAGCTTGCCACTCGCCTTCTTGCGCAGCCCCCCAGGCCCCGCCTTCAGCAAACTGCCGATGGCACCAGCCTTCTTCTTCTTGCCACTGGCGGTCTTCTTGCCAAGTTTCGCCATCATGC